CTGGCACTGGTCTGCTTGGGCTCCCAGTACTCGGGCAGCGGCGAAAAGCGGAAGTACTCGGGCTGGTATAGCTCGCGGACCATGCCGGGCGCGCCGTTGCGCTGGATGGCCACGATCAGCTCGGCCGTGCCCTCCCAGCGGCTGCCGGGGTTATAGATCTCGTCGCGGTAGATGAAGATCACCGCGTCGGCGTCCTGCTCGATCGAGCCAGAGTCGCGCAGATCGGCCACGATCGGGCGCTTGTCTTGGCGCTTTTCCACCTCGCGGTTCAACTGGCTGAGCAGCAGGAACGGCACGCCCAGCTCGCTGGCGGTGAGTTTCAGCGCCCGGGTGATGTCGCCGATGCCAGACGCGCGGTTGTCGCCGGCCACGTGCATGAGCTGCAGGTAGTCGATCACCACCAGCCCCAGTGGGTTTCGGGCGTGCATACGGCGGATCTGGGCGCAGACGTGCTCCACCCGTGCGACCCGAGGCCGGCTCACGAAGATGGGTGCCTGCGACAGCCGGCGGGTCGCGTCGCTGGCATTGGCCCAGTCGATATCGTCCAGCTTGCCGGTGCGGATGCGCGCGCCGCTGATGCCGCCCTGGTTGGCCAGCATGCGATCGCCCAGTTCCTCCGGCTGCATTTCGAAGCTGAAGAACGCCACCGGCAGCTGCTTGCGCAGTGCGCAGTGCTCGGCCAGGTTCTGCGCCTTGGTGGTCTTGCCCATCTTCGGGCGCGCGGCGAGGACGTACAGCCCGCCCGGCTGCAGGCCGCCCAGCAGCTGGTCCAGGTCATCGTTGCCAGTGGTCAGCCCGCTGATGCCGCCCTCGGAATTGGCGCGCTCGCCCAGCCGGTCGAAGACCCGGGCCATCACCGGCGCCACCGATTCGAGGTCGCACGGCTCGTTGTCCAGCAGCCCACCGATGCGCGACTGCGCCATGCCCACCAGCTCGATCGCGCTGCGGCCCTCGGTGTTGTGCGCCGCCTCGATCAGGTCGTGCCCGGCATCGATGAGCGCGCGCAGCTTGGCCTTCTCGGCCACGATCGCGGCGTAAGCGACGATGTTGGCCGCCGACGGCGTGGTAGCGCTCAGCTCGATCAGGTAGTCGCCGTCTCGCACCAGGTCCAGCTTGCCGCGCGATTCGAACCACTCGCCGAGGGTCACAGCGTCGAACTCGGCCGGGCGGATCTCCTTCATGGCCTGCCAGATCAGGCGGTGGTCAGCGCGGAAGAACGCGCTTTCGCTCAGTAGGTCCGATACCTGGTCCCATGCGTGCGGCCGCAGCATCAGCCCGCCCAGCACAGCCTGCTCGGCGTCCAGGCTGTACGGTGCGTTGCGCGCCTGCGGGTCGCCGTACAGGTCGGCCAGCCGGTCCATTTCCTGCCGCACCGCGCTCACTGGGCCACCTCGGACAGCGCCTTGTCGGCCAGTTTGGCGATGGTCGTTTCGCGCACCAGCAGCGCGAAGTCGGGCACGTAGTTCTCGTGGCCTGGGCCGCCCTTCACCCGGCCGGCGTAGAAGTCGTCATCGGCAGCCGTCTCGAAGTACAGCTTCCAGAACTCCGGCGTCACCCGCTCGCTGCCGAACAGCTGCAGGCAGATCTGGCGCACCGTCGGCAGCGCCTTCTCCACGGCCTTGATCCGCTGCCCGTTCAGCACGGTGCACTTCGCCAGGTTGCCATGCGGCTTGGCCAGCGTGGCGTTGAACGCGGTCTTCGCTTCCTCGGCGATCTGCCGGATCCGCTCTGCCCGGCTGGGCTTTGCGGCAGCAGCCGGCGGTGTGGTGCTCGTCAGCGTCAGCTGCGAGGACGACTCCGAGCGAAGCGAGGATGTTGTTTCCTGTTCCTGTTCCTGTTCCTGTTCCTGCTCTTGGCTTGAGAGGGGCTTGGATGCCCCTTCCGCACCGCGTCGGTTTCGGAGGTTGAAATCGACCTGATAACGGTCGAAGAACGCGCCCAGGAACGGGTTGTCCGGAAGCCCGTTGTAGTCCTTCTGGATGCCCACGCAACGGTTGTCGTTGGGCTTCAAACCCTCGCCAATCTGGAACGCGGCCATTTCCGGAACCCACACGAACTCGGTGGCTTCGTCGTACTGGCAGAAGCCCGCATCGATGCATGCCTTAAGCCCTTCGAAGGCCCTTTCGACCCCCAGTCCTGTCTCATGCGCCATATACAGGACGGGTTGGTAATACAGCCCCAGCATGTTCGAGGTCGGCGACGACATCAGGTACAGGGCAACAACCACCCCTTCGGCACCCCTCTTCCGGATTGCCTTACCGGTGTCGCCGGTCCAGAAGGTGGGTACCACCTTCGCGTAATCACGCATGCCGGTATCCCCCCGACAGCAGCTGCAGGCAGGCGGCGGTGTGCCAGAGCACCCGCACGATCAGCAGGGCCTTCTCGGTGGCGTCCATCAGGAGAGCCTCATCATCCCGGCCAGCCGCGCCACTTCCGAGCGCGGACAGGGATCTTCGAGTGCCGCCTGCATGTCCATGAACTGCCGCAGGAGGTTGGATTCGGTGGCCTCGCACAGTGGCGTGACCAGGCGCCGCGGGATCTGCCGGCCACCAGTGCGCAGCCGCGACACGTAGCTCTCCGACTTGCCGATGAAGGCCGCGACGCTGGCCAGCTTGTGGTCGCCTGCGCGCATCGCTACGGCCAGTGCCTGGTCGGGCGACTCAATCTGCCGCACCACCTGGATGGGCGCGTTCTTGGGCTTGCGCTGGACGACGATGCCGCGTCCGGGCGGGGGCATGAGGTTGCCAATGCTTTCCATGGTTTTCCTATCCTTGCCAGGAGGTTGAGGGCGAAAAAGAGGGCCTATCCAACGGAAGGCCCAGATGCCCAGTTCAGTTCGTAGTGCCCCGTCCAACGTCGTGACGCTGGTCCGGGTCGGTGGAAAGTGGTTCACCGTGGTGCGTGCGGGGAGGAAGGTGAACGTGCAGCCGGTGAAGCGGCGGGACCGCACCCCACCGACACCCGGCATGGGCGTTGTGGTGCCCTTCCCTGCCCGGGTTCGGTGAGGTGGTCATGTCAGGCCGCTGCGCTCGGCGGTTTTGCGTTGGTGGAGTGCAGGTGGTGAAGCTGCACGGCGGCCATGCCGCCCGGCTCTTTGGTGCGCTCTTGCTTCAGGTCGCTCACCGCCTGCGGCGACTTGCCGATGGCCCGGCCAATCTCCGTGAGAGACCAGCCGCGCGCCTCGAGTGCCTTGATTCGATCTGCCCAGGTGATGTTCAAAAGCCGCGTCCGGTGGTTGGGTTGCCCCCATCCTACGGAATTCCGTTACCTCTCGTCAACGGCATTCCGTTACGGCATTCCGTTCAAATGTGAATATGGACACCATAGGCACTCGAATCAGGGCAGAGCGCGAGGCGCAGGGCGTATCCCGTGCAGAACTAGCGCGGTCCGCCGGCATAGCCAGCACAACGCTGTCCGACCTTGAACTGGGCTCTTCGAAGTCGACAACCGCGCTTCACAAGATCGCTAGGCGGCTGGGCGTTCGTGCGGAATGGCTCGAAACCGGCCGTGGGTCAAAGGAACCTACCAACGAACCGACCGACGGCGATTGGGCGGATATCCAGGGTTACGCCCAGGCCATGGGCCTTGGCGGCGGCCCAGAGGCCCAGGAGTACGCCGAAACCCACAAGCTGAAGTTCCGCGCCGAGTCGCTGGCCCGCAAGCGCCTGCGGCCCAACGCCTTGGCTGTGATGTATGGGCGGGGCGACTCCATGGAGCCGCGCATCCAGTCCGGGGACGCCATCCTGTTCGACACCTCGGACACCCGCCCCCGCGACGGCCACATGTACGTGGTGATGGTCGACAGCGGCGGTGCGGCGAAGGAGTACCAGGTGAAGCGCTGCGAAGTCATCGACGACCTGGTGTTTTTCAAGGCCGACAACCCGCGCGGCGACCACAACTGGAAGAAGCCCAAGCGCATGGACAGCCCGCGTCACCCCATCGAAATCATTGGCCGGGTCCGCTGGATCGGGAGCTGGGAGGAATAGCCATGTTTGCCAGGGTTCTCATCGACAGCCCCGTCATCCTGATGACCATGGAGTGGTTCGGGCTAGGAGCGCTCCGTGTCACCGATCGGCGGACCGGCCATTTCTCGCAAGCCTCGCCGGAGGTCCGCAACCACTTCCTGCAGACGCTCGAGGAAATGAAGCGGCTCGGGGTCAAGCTCGACCCATCGGACAGCCGCGCAACCAAAGCGTTCCTGCATTACGGGACCATCGTGGTATCGCCGGACAGCCTGGGATCCCGAACGTCCTTAAGCCACCCCCCGGCCCGGGTGGCAGCAATGCTGGCCGAAAGCGAACGGTAACTGGCGCAAGGGTTCCCACCCTGCGCCATTTTTTTACCCTTTCGCTACGGAATTCCGTTGACAAGGCAAAACGGAATACCGTAGGCTTACCCCGTCGGCCCACTCGGGCCATCCCAACGGGGTCTACCCATGGAACTGCTCGCCACCACCGACCTGGCATCGATCCGCTTCCAGGCCATCGCTCGTAACGAAGGGATCGTCGCCGAGGGTCGCGATTGCTTCGGCCTCCACCTCACCCGCGAGCAAGCAGCCCAGCGCGTCATGGAAGCCCGCTGGCCGAACCTGAGCGAGCGCGCCGCTCACGAAGCCGCAATCGTTCGCCACGAAATCGAAGTGGAGGCCTGAGCCATGGCACTCCATACCGCAACGGACCTCCACCGCGCTGCCCAGCAGAACTGGGACAACGCCAGCGAGGACGAAGACCGCCCGGAAGTCGACGAAGCCGCCGAGGCGCTGGCCATCGTCCTCCGCAATGACCCGGCCGCGTGCCGCGAGGCGGAGCAGTGGACCGCCGGCATGTTCGACGGCGAGCACTACACCGACGTGACGCTGGCGCTGCACCGGCTGCACCACACCAACCCGGCCGACCTGCTGGGTTCGGACCTGCTGGCCCAGCTGTACGCCCTGGCCAAGGTCGAAGCCGCCGCCATCGACAAGCAGCTGCTGGACATGGCGCTGCAGCAGGTGGCGGCATGAGCGCCCCTGTCGATGTGCAGTGGCCGGTACGTGTGCACGCTGCAGGGCGAGGGCAATGGGCGTTCGTAGCAGGCCCCCGCAGCGGCACAGGATACGCCACGAAGAAGGCGGCGCAGGACGCCGGGGAAATCTCGCGAAGCAAGGCGCTCGCTCGCGCCAAAGGCGGTGCCGCATGACCGCCGACGACCGCGCCGCGCACCGCTACGCCCTCTCGCGCGTTGCCTTCTGCGGCTTCTTCTTCTGCCTCGGTGTGCTGGCCACCGTGCTGGCCCAGGCGGTGCTGCGATGAACGACCCCGACTTCATCAAGGCGATGCAGCAGGGCCTGCCGCCGATCAAGCCGCCCACCACCGCCGGCCTGGTTGTCACCGAGATCCGGATGGACGGCCTGCTGATCGGCAATGCCGACATCGAGGTGAACAACCACGAGGCGATCCACGGGATCTGCGCGGAGGACGACCGCAATGCGTGACCTCCTGACCGCCACCGGCTGCCGCGACTGGGCCGACTTCCTCGCCTTCCTGGGCTGCATCGCCGTCGTGGCCGGGCTCGGCTGCGCGATGTGCTGGCCGGCCTGACCTTTCCGCCGGCGCGCCCGGCTCTTCCAGAGGCACCACCGATGTTTGAAACCAACGACGCGCCTGCAAAGGTGTCCAACTTCAACCCCCGCGCCGAGAAGCACGGCGAAGAGAACAAGCTGGCCGGCGACCTCAAGCTGGTGGTGATCACCAGCAGCAGCGTGCTGGACTTCTTCAACAAGGAACTGCGCAAGGCGCTCTACCGCAAGCCGCTGCAGGGCGAGCAGCAGGACCTGATCGAGGGCAACGACGGCCTCACCGCGATCAAGTTCCCGCGCCTGGGCGCGCTGCCGTGGGATGAGGAATACCCCGGCTACGAGCTGGTGATCGGCGGCGGCATGGGCCTCGTCGACCCGATGGCACTGAGCGGCGTTTCGCTGAAGCGCTTCCGCTTCGAGCCGCTGGACGGCGGCAGCCTGCAGGTCACCTTCTCCGCGCTGTTCCATCCCACGCCCGAGCAGGCCGGCGCCCTCTGCGCGCTGATCCAGGAAGACGTCCAGCTGACCCTGATCCCGCCGACCAAGCAGGGCAAGTCGAAGAAGCCCGAACAGGCCGACCTGACCGACGCGGCGTAACGCCTCCCCGCTGCCCGCTCCCCACGGGCAGCACCACCCCGCGCCGGCCGGGGATCCCCAAGCCGGCACTCATTCCAAGTCAAAAAAAGGAACTGTCATGTCAGCACCCACTTTCCAGATTCCACAGGACGTCATCCAGCCGATCATCCAGGCCAACATCACGGCAGCCATTGCACAGGCGTTGGGCGGTAGTGCGAACGTTCTGGAGAAGGCCATCAGCACGATCCTCGCGACACAGGTGGACAGCGAAGGGAAGCCGAGCAGCTACAGCCACCACTCGCATAGGAGCTGGCTTGACTGGGCCATCGGTGATGCCATCCGCAAGGCTGCGCGGGCGGCTATCGAAGAGCAGATCGGCACTCTGCAGGCGGCACTCAAGGAGCAGATGGTCGCCCAGCTCACGAAGAAGAACTCCCCTCTGATCAAGCAGATCGCGGAGGGCCTGGCAGCAGGCGCGTTCAGCCCCGAGGCAATCAAGTGGCGCCTGACGATCAGTCCCGAAAGCCTCGACTTATCCACACCACGCGCCCGCTCGCCCAGCAGCCGCTCCGAAAGCCGGGCACCTATTCAACCCCCGAGGCACCCATGAACCAGATCACCACCATCCAGCCCGACGCGCCGCAGGGAACCGGCCTGGCCGTCGCCCTGCAGCAGGCCATGCTGCTCCCGGAACAGGGTGTCGAGCGCCTGCAGAAGCTGTGGGAAATGCAGAAGGAAATGCAGGACCGTGACGCGGTGCGCGAGTACGCGGCGGCCATGCAGCGCACCCAGGCCGCGATGCCGAACATCAAGAAGCGCGGCAAGAACAAGCAGACCAACAGCCAGTACGCGCTGCTCGAGGACATCAACCAGCAGATCACTCCGATCTACACCCGGGAGGGATTCTCCCTGTCTTTCGGCACGGTTCGCTCGGAGCTGGAAGGCCACGTCGGCATTGTGTGCGACGTACTCCACAGCGCCGGCCACAGCCGGACCTACACCTACGACGCGCCGATCGATGACGTCGGAATCAAGGGCGAGAAGAACAAGACCCAGACCCACGGACGGGGTTCGGCGATCAGTTACGGCCAGCGCTACCTGGTGAAGATGATCTTCAACCTGACAATCGGTGGCGAGGACGACGACGGCAACGCCGCCGGCGAGAGTGACGCCCAGCGGATCGCCCGCGAGATCGCCCAGGAGTGGGTGCAGGTGGCCGAAGCCATCAAGACAATCGAGGACTACACCGCGCGCAAGGCCGAGGTGTTGCAGGCCTACGGCGGCAAGCCCTCCAACCTCCCGCCGGAAGTGCGCGCCGCCTTCAACCGCGCCGCCGAAGCGACCAAGCCGAAGGACTGACCCATGCAGATCCTGACCTGCGAACAGCGCTCGCCCGAATGGTACGCCGCCCGCCGCGGCGTCCCGACCGCCAGCGAGTTCGGCAGCATCATCACCCCGAAGAAGATGGAGTACGCGGCTGCGGCCGATACCTACATCAACCAGCTGATCGACGAGCTGATGCGCCCGGAGGCTGGCAGGGGCTTCACCGGCAACCGGCACACCGAGCGCGGCGTGCTGCTGGAAGACGAAGCGCGCGAGTACTACGCCTTCGAACAGGACGTGGTGCCGCAGCAAGTTGGCTTCATCCTCAACGACGCCGGCACCCTGGGCTGCAGCCCGGACAGCCTGATCAACCGCGACGGCGGGCTGGAAGTGAAGTGCCCGGACGGCCCCACCCACGTGAAGTGGCTGCGCGCCGGCGGCGTCCCCGACGAACACAAGCCGCAGGTGCACGGCAGCCTGGTCATCACCGGCCGCGAATGGTGGGACTTCCTCTCCTACTGCCCCGGCTATGAGCCGCTGCTGGTGCGCGTCACCCCGGACGGCTTCACCGAGAAGCTGCGCACCCACCTCGACCGTTTCCTGGGCGAGTACCACCGCGCCCGCGCCATTTTCCTCAAGGACGCAGCATGAGCGACAAGAAATTCATCGACGGCCTGCTGGTCAAGCCGCCGCGCGACCGCGCACCCGACTACGTGGTGGGCTCGATCTCGATCAAGCGCGAAGAGCTGATCCGCTGGCTGCAGGGGCAGTCCGGCGAATGGATCAACGCCGACATCAAGGTGGCGCAGAGCGGCAACTGGTACGCCCAGGTCGACGACTGGAAGCCGCAGGGCGGCAGCCGCGGCGGTGGCCGGCAGCAGGCGCCGCAGCGCGACACCAGCGGCTACGCACAGCGCCCGGCGCAGCAGTCCGCGCCGCCCATGGACGACTTCGCCGACGACGACCTTCCCTTCTGATGGCCACCCGGACCTGCACCAGCTGCAACCGCCGCCTGCTTGTTGGCCAGATGGCCAGCGACGGCAAGCGCGGTCCGAAGTCCATCTGCGTCCCCTGCGCCACCGACGAGCGCCGCCTGCGCAACCCGCTGCCGGAGGTGCCGCGCGACCCGGTGCAGGTCCAGATCAACAACACCTTCAACTTGTGGCACCACCCGGTCGGGCCGGTGCTGCTTCGGAGCATCGCATGAGCAAGGTTCCTGCCAGTAAGGACGTAGTCAGCGCTGCAGCTGCGCTCGAGGAAGCAATTACCAAGCTGAAGAAAGCCGAATCGGACTATGACACGGTCAAAGGGCTCGGCGGTCAGGTCGGCTACAACGTCAGCGTCAACGGCGTAAGCATCGCAGTGGCGACGATGCATCCGCATACCTGCCAAGGAACCTTGGTGCGCGGCAGGGAAATGATCCACTTGGGCGCGCTCAAGGCGATGCAGGGAATGATCGACGCCTGGAAGGTAGAGGTAGTTCGGCGGCGCGCGGTACTACGACAGCTGGCGGCTGACCTCGCGGAGGCCGTATGACCAGCATCCACGCACAGCCGGTGTTCGACGCCGCCACCGCGCGCGACAAGGCGCGGCAGGCGGACGAGCTGGCCGCTGATGTTGCCGCGTTCCAGCGCGCCGGCGGCAAGGTCCAGATCCTGGGCAACACCCCGATCGACAAGACCTCCATCAGCCGCCGCCAGGTGGTTGAGGGTGGCGCCGACCGCCGCAAGGCCGCCAAGAAAGGAGCGAAGGAATGATCCGCCAGCACAGCACCCGCGCGCCGCAGCGTAATGGCGGCTTCTCCTGGGGCCGGTTCCCTATGAGCGAAACCGGCACCGTCACCTACCGACTGTTCCGCCGCGACCACAAGGGCGCGCTGCACATGGCGAACCTGACGTTCTACCTCGCCCGCGACAGCCGCGCCGACATTGCGCTGGCCCTGCGTCATGCCTGCCACCAGCTGCGCGATCGCGTGGACACCATCGACCTTGCCGCAATGGGAGTTGCCGCATGAAGACTGACATCGAACAGGCCCGCGAGCTGCTGGCTAAGCACATGCGCGCCGTGGCCAATAAGCACAACGCGGCTGGCTTGCTCCGTGATGCCGAAGTGGTTGAATCCGGCGAAGAATGGGATTTCTGGATGGATGCAGCGCACGCCGCCGTAGCCGAGGCACTTCGGGCTGCGCCGGAGCGGGAGTTCCGTGACCCTGACGACCTCGCCGAGTACCTCGGCAGCCTTGTGTCCGACGATGAAGAGTGGGACGCGGCCCAGGCCGCCATGTGGGGCGTTCGGGCATTCCAGGGCGATGTGACTGTGCAGGAGCGGCTTCAGGCTGCTATTGAGGGTGAATGTGGTGGCCTTGCGATCACCGAAGATCAGGCTGTGGAAATCCTGCACTACGTGTTGCAGCCGCTCTACTACGCCGACGACACGCCCACCCTGGCCAACGCAACCCCGCCGCAGGATCTGCGCACGCAGCTGGGCGAGGTGCGCTGATGGCTGACCTGCTGCTCTACCCGCTGAAATACCTGATCGCCGGGTTCCTGCTGCTGATCGGCTGGCTGGTCTTCTGGCTGGTGGCCACGATCTGGCGCGTCGGCAGGGCCGCGCTGCGCTGGTGCTGGCGCCGGGCGGTGGCCCATGGCTGATATCGCGCTCGACTTCGGCGACGCCGTGCAGCGCACTGCGCATGACCTGGCCAGCATGGAGGGCGTGGACTTGGCGAAGGCGCGGCCCGCCGTGGTGCGGCTGTGGGAAGCGCGCGGGTTGGCGCTGCACCACCTTGCCGCCGGCGACATGGCCGAGGCGCAAAAGGTGATGGCACACGCTGGCGGTGCTGCATGAATCCGCAGCTCTTCCCACGCCAACCGCGCCGCATGAAGCAGCCGGCCAAGGACATGCTGCGCGAGCAGCTGGTGCTGGCCGCCGATGAGGTGATCCGCCTGCGCGCGGAGAACCTGGCGCTGCGTGAGGCAATGCAATCGGCCGCCGCGCAGCTGGCCACCGTACCGGAACCCTGGCCGTGAACCTGCTCACCACCGACGCGTGGCTGGAACGGTACTTCGACCCGTCCAGCCGGCCCAGCGTTGCCACCCTGCAGCGCTGGCTGCGCGATGGCAAGATCCCGGGCAAGAAGGTGGGCGGGACCTGGTTCATCGACGAACACGAATGGCTCGCAGACGGCGACGACCTCGTCTCTCGGGTCCTCAAGGCAGGATAGAAATGGCACCACGGAAACGCAGCGCCGGCCGGCATGGCTGGCCCGACAACCTCTACCCCAACAAGGGCGGGTTCAAGTACCGCCACCCGATCACCCGGCGCGAGACGTTCATGGGCCGGGACCAGACCAAGGCGTTCGCCGCGGCCAAGAAGCTCAACGCGATGCTGCTGCAGGGTAACGACCTGGTCAACAAGGTGATCGGCTCGCGCGAGACGGTGGCCGACGCGATCGCGGTGTTCCGTCGCGACGACATCCCAGCACGTGGCTGGGCGCCGAAGACCGCCGAGGTCTACGAAAGCGTCATCCGCCGCACCGAAGCGGCCATCGGCAGCCTTCCGGTGGAAGACGTGACGGTCAAGGACTGCGCCGAGTTCATCCGCGCCGTGACCGAATCCGACCGTGCCCGGCAGCAGTTCCGCCTGGTACTGGGCTGGATCATGGCGTGCGCCGTGCAGGAGGGATGGATCGACACCAACCCGGTGAGCGCGACGCGTCGGTTCCAGCACGAGAGGAAGCGCGCGCGGCTGACCCGTGAGGTGTACACCGCGATCTGGGAGAAGGCCGAGCCGTGGCTGCGCCTGGCCATGGACCTCTCGCTGGTGACGCTGCTGCGGCGCGAGGACGTGGTGTCGCTGCGATTCGCTGACGTGCGCGACGGCTATCTCTGGGTGGTGCCGCAGAAGACCGAAGGCAGCACGCTGGTGAAGTTGAAGATCCGCATAGGCGACGAGCTGGCCGGCCTGCTAGCCCAGGCACGCGATACCGTGCTGTCGCCGTTCGTGGTGCACCGCCTACCCGATCGTGCGCGGCCGTCGGACAAACGCGCAGCCGCGCGGCAGCACCACACGCAGGTCATGCCCGAGCAGCTGACCCGCGCATTCCAAGACGCGCGCGAAGCGGCCGGCATCAGCGGCGCGAACCCGCCCAGCTTCCACGAGATCCGCAGCTTGGGCGGCGCACTGCTTACCGAATCCGGTTGGGCGATCGAGAAGGTGCAGGGCCTGATGGGGCACTCTTCCACGTCGATGACAGAGCACTATCTGGAAGGCCACGACGTGCCGTGGCAGGAAGTGCAAACCGGTAGCGTGCTGGTTCGATAGGGGGAGAATAGGGGGACAATAGGGTGATGCAACAAAAAGGGCCTGCACCGTACGGCGCAAGCCCTTGTTGATTAACCAGTTTTGGTCGGGACGGCCGGATTTGAACCGACGACCCTCTGCCCCCCAGGCATCGCACCTCACGGGGCTATCTCATTGACGGACAACGGATCTGTTCCCTGCAAGGGCCTGCGAAAACTGGCAATTCCTGCGCATACGGATCAATAGCTTGCGCGTGCATAGGGTGACGCCTCAGTCGCCCTTCTCCCACCACTTTGCCCTTCCCCGCCCCTTTCGCCTGGCTGACTCCTTTCGCGAGGCTTCCGCCCGTTCCTCCGGGGTGCGGGTGTCGATGAGGCCAAGGTGACCCAGCGTTGGCACCAGCTTCGTGGGGTCCGGGCGCTGTTCGGGTTCGGGGGTGTCAGGGGCGTCCATGTCCACAGGATACGCCTGGTCGTCTCAGGACCCGCGACCGGGCCTCAGTCGTTGATCGACCACCCGCCGTCCGCCGCGTAGTTCGCAAAGTAGGTCATCAGGGCGGGGTCGGTCCTGAGCTCGGCAGTGCACGAGGCGTACAGAGCGCCGAAGATCGGCGACACCGGCTGGGTATCAGTTGGGCCGAACGGCATTGGGTCACCGACGGCCACCCCGTTCTTGTAGAACTGGCAGCTACCTTCCGCAGGGCCCTGGATGAGCACGATACCCATGACGTCGCCAACCCCATACGGGTGCGAACCATCGGTGAACCCTGAATACATTTCATCGCCGTTGGAACGGTAGGAGCGATGAGGCGGGTCCGCGTTGTACGCACTGAAGGCCGCGGGATAAAAGGCCCATGCCTGAGTGCAGAGACCGATGTGGAAGTACGGCGCCGCGCTCAGAGCGATCACGTGGATCTCCACTGCCCACCGCTTTGCCGGGCCTATCAGTGGTTTGAAGTGGGTCGTCTTGATCCATGCGTTGTCGCGCGGTTTCACCGGATCGAGGCTCGCATCCGCGGTAGCCACCATCATGCTGGCATCCAGCGTGACCTGCGTCGTGCTTGCGAGGGGGTCGAACTTAGCGAAGGTATCGACCGTGACCTGGATAGCCCCCGTCCAGATTACCGAGCGCCCGGCCGAATCGCGGATCCGCAGGGTCAGGTCGATGACCGTGGCGTAGTTGATGCCCACCACCGCCTGCAGCGTCCAGCTCCCGTCGTCCACCCACATGCGCTTGCGCTCGCGCCGGCGGTTGCCAATGCAGATCGGGCGAGCGAACGCGGTGCCGACCGGGGGATGCCCCTCCATTGTCGACATGTGCCACTGGCCGTTGTTGCCCGACCACACCATGTTCCCGCGCTCTTCGCCGATGAGCACCTGGGCCGCGTCGTAGTAGCGCACCCCAACCCCACCCCCGCAGTTGTTCGCGCTGCTGGCGCCTTGCTGGACGTCCAGAGCAGCGGTGAACTGGTGCCCTTGAGTGCAGGGGTAGAAATTCACCGCCTCCATCAGCGACTCGCCCTGCCCCTGGTACACAGCAACCTTCGCCCCGTGCCCGTCGTTGTCGCCGCCAGAATTCTCGATCGTCCAGCCTGCGCCCTTGAGCCACCCCTCGTCGCCCAGCTCGAAGTTCCCATTGAAGATTGGCACTACCCCAGTCTCCTGGTACGCGGGCCAGGTGATGACCACCTGGGTGCCTTCCACGTAGAGGCTTGAGCCCGGCGGCAGCGCGTCGCCGTCGATCTGTTCCACCGTGCAGGCGCCGACCTGATTGACAATCTGCAGGGTGCCGCGGTAGGCCACCAGCGGGGCGGTCGCAGGCAGCGACCCGGTCACATACAGCGCCAGAAGGTGCCGCCGCTGGTCCAGGTCGGGGCGGTCGTAGATCCGGCTGCCCATTACGACACCCTCTCGCCGACCAGGTAGACGGTCAGCCCCCGCGCCGCGGCAGTGCCGATTTGGTCCACGTCGATGGTGATCTCATCGCCCTTCGAAAGCACATCGCCGCCCGCCGCGTAGACGGCCGGCGTCGCGGCAGTCAGTGTGGTTTTCTCCGCGTTGTCGAACGTGAGCTTGGTAGAGAGGATGGACGTGCCGTTCCTGTTCACGTCGACGGTTACGACCGTGCCTGCAGCCTGGGCTACCGACAGACCTGCGTAGCATCCGCCGCTGGCGATCGACTGCAGTTTAAGCCCGTAGGGCAGCACGATCGTCGCTTTCCCCGCGCCGGCAGCGATGTTCGATCCACCCAGCACGCTGCGGTCCATGATCATGAAGCACTGCAGATCAGGGGCGGCCACCACGCGCAGCAGGTCGCCCGCCGCCACCCAGCTGTCGGAATCGGAAGCGCGGCAGGTGGCGCTGATGATCGACCCAACGCCGCGCGTTTCGGCAGCGAAATCTGCCGGGATGGTGAGGACCCCGCCGGCCTGGATTGCCAGCTTTACCTTGCCCGCGCCGAGCTGCAGGACCGAGAAGAACTGACCGGCGAGCCAGTTGGTTCCCACCCCGCTGTTTGCCTTGATGGTCAGGGTCACGTCGGTGGCGGACGAGATCACGATCAGCGAGTTTTGGTAGCTGGCGTCCAGCACCGTGTTGGAGTTGATCCCGGTGACCACCGTTGGGGCCACAGTGGTGATCGGCGCCGGGCCGGTGTACGGCCGCGCGTACCCGCGGAGGACGGTGAAACCCTTCTGCCCATCCGGCGGAGGAACTGCCAGGCGGATCATCGCCAGATCGGGGCCCAGGTCGGTCAATACGGTGAAATCGACGCCGGGGCGCAGCACCAGGTAGTCGCCGCTGCCGGGCGCGTCCTCCGCCGCGGTGTCGTAGAACAACGGGTCGGACACGTCGGCGCCGGTGATCGGGAAATCCGTGGTGGTGCCATCACCTTCCCAGCCCCACCCGCGCGGCGCTACGCCGACCGAGCTGCCGCCGGAGAGCACCTGCTCGACGTACGCCATCATCGCACCAAGGTTCACCGCGTCAGGCGTGTTGATCGGGTTGCCCACCCGCACGATCCTGTTGCCCTTGGCATCCCAGACGAAGTCGCCCACCTCTGGATCAGGCACCAGCTGCATCGTGGTGTCGGCCAGCTGCTGGATCATCAGGACCGGCGCATCCTGATCGCCGTTGAGGGTGGATGCGAGCAGGTCGCCCAGGTTGAGGAAGTTGGTTTCGCGGATGTACGGCATGTTGCGCTGCCGAACGACGCGTGAAGTGGTTGGCGGTGGCGTGACGAAGATGACATCGCCGCCGCCGACCTCACCCACGCCTGTGACCGAGTAGTGGGTGCCGAGCGAGCGCGGCAGGCCGTTGATCGTGACCAGCAGGTCCGACGCGGCGAGGATCTTGAAGGTATACGGGAATACCGTGGTGACGCCGTTGGCGATCGAGGTATTCGGACCGGTATAGACGGGGACGGTCATGCGGGCGACCTGCTAGGGACTGCCGCAGATGGTCGGCCCGGTGGGGGCTCGGGTTCCCGACTATTTGCCCCGGTGCTGGTCCAGGCAGTCAGCAGTGTAGGACCGCTTGTCCTCGCTGTCTTCGAATGCGCCGACCGCGCCGACGTACGCTGCGGCCCACTTCTTCCACCGGGTCACGTCACTACCGATCGGCGGCGGCGGCGGGCGCTGGGCAATCGCTCGTTCGCTGCACCCGGCAGGCGGAACGTATTGCGCGGTCGTGCGCTTCCTGAGCGATTCGCAGGATGTCAGCGTCAGCAGCAGAATCAGGGTGAGAAGAACTCGCATGGATAGCCTCCACCGCCGCGGCGGTACGTGTACGGGTTTCGTAGCCGTCGGTGTCGACGGCCGTTGCGGTGGTGCTGCTGATCTGGACGCTTTCGGCGGTGGCCTTGGCTTGCGAGCGGAGGGCCGCATTCTCGATCGAGGCCGTGGCATCGTCGCGCCCCTTGAGGTAGTAGCAGCCCCCGATGGAGAAGAGCACCACCACCAGGGCCAGGTACACGGCTTGCTTCGGGGTCATTGCAGGGTTCCTCTGCACGTGGCCATTTCCCACTGCCGGCGGGCGATGATGCCGCCGCACTTCGAGCTCCACTGCGGAAGCGCGCAATCCCGCTTCGCCCCCGCAATGGTCACAAACCGCCACTTCCACATTTCGTCGCAGGCCGCTGCCCGCTCGCCGGCATTGAGGCGCTTCGCGGCGGTGCTGCCGCAGAACGCGCTGTTGCCCACGTTGTAGGCGAAGTGGCCCCAGGCCTTGACCTCGTGGAACTGGTACTCCCCCCGCACACAGCGGCCCATGTGCTGCAGCATGGCGCGCACGTAGACAGTTTCCAGCTGCTCGCACTGCGCGGGGGTGTAGGTGCGCCCGGCCACAACTGACGGGCCGGTGATGCCAGCGCAGACGGTCAGAATGCCGGCCGAATCGCGATAAGGGACGAACTTGCGGCCCTCATGTGCCGAATCGTTCTGCCCCAAGGCGGCCACCAGCGCCAGCACCAGGGCCAGCGGCGCAGCTGCAAAGCCGATCTTCTTGCCCTTGGAGGTGTCCTCAGCCACGGCGCCGCACCCATGCAACGAACCGGCGGGCGGTCATCCAGCGGGCCGTCCACCAGGCGCTCCAATCGCCCCAGTTCTTCACCACCACGGTGAAGGTCTGGATCAGCGTGAAGAGGATGGTGCAGATGACTGCCACATCGCTGAGCGTGTACCCAGGCGTGTAGGTCCCGACCGTGACGCCGGCCGCCGGCGCAATCTTGGCGGCCGACTCGGCGAGGTCCTTGGTGATCTGCTCTTTCATCGAAGCTCCGAACGGTGGGGGCGTTCAGCGCTCGAACACCACCTGATGCTCCCCCGCGCTGTGGCGCCAATCGTCGCGGGCCGTGACGTTCGGGTTCCCGACTATTTGGGTGATCCGTTCAGGTGTATCGGTCAGGGCGCCCGCGCCGGCGTCCAGGTAGTCGTCTTTCTGGTTCGGCGCCGTGGGGTTCCAATCCTTCATCTGATCCCACAGCGGGCCGCGCAGCACGCTCATGTGCGCCCACAGCTGGCCGTGGCTGGTCAGTAGCGGCTCCCACGCCTCGAGGATCCGGCGGCTCTTGTTGGCCACGGCCTGCTCGACACCCACCCCTACCCCGATCAGCTTGCGCTGTTTGAGCGCGGCTTTAAGCACCGCCGGGGTGAACGTGCCAATGCCGTTGGTTTCCACCACCACACGAGGCAGGTTCAGCTCTTTCACCAGGTCGCACAACTGCCACACCTGGCCACCGGTGATCGTCTTGCCGTCGGGCGCGAACTCGGCCAGTTCACCAGTGAGTCCCTGCATCCGGTGCAGGTAGCGTCGGCCCAGCAGATCCTGCAGCACTACGGCGACGGCAGACACGTCCGAGTTCGGCTTGCCGCTGGCGGGATCCCAGCGCACAGCAGCCATGGCGATCTGCACCCCTCCCAGGAACATGGCCACCGAGCCGTTGGCCCGCCGGATGGTCGGCTCAATGTCGTAGGGGGTGATGCGCTCGGGATCCAGGCGGATCTCTTCGATGGGTTTGGCTTCGAGCATGTACTGGCTGTCCCATGCGTTGAGGGTGCGAGTTTCCTTGCGCCTGATCGCGATCTCCGCACGGTTGAACCGCTCCGGCCAGGCGCAGCCGCTGTAGATATCCAGCACCGCGCCCGGCGGCTTGGCGAAGACGATATCCCCGCCTTCCACGCGGTAGTCGGTGCCCTCTTCCAGCACCCGGGCGAACTTGTGGATGCCGACGATCACATACAGCCCGTCATCGTCAGGGGTGAACCCGATCCGGTACCGGGTGTTGCTGTCGGTCTGCTTGTACCGGGTGGCGTGCGCGAACAGTGGGATGATCAGCGTGGCCGCGCCGGCGGCGATGCGCTCGGGGTAGATGCTGTCGTGGGTGTGTGGCGTGCCAATGAACGTCTTCTGCGCGCCGGGCACCGCGATGTGGGTGGATTCGCTGATGCGCTGCCGCAGCTTGAGCCGGGCCTCGGGCGTCTCGATGTTGCCGGGCACCTCGATATCGTCGAAGTCCACATCGTCCGCGCGGGCGCCGGTGGCGTTCGAGGTCACGCCCACCGCGCGCATGCTGGGGTTACGGGCGTCCTTGGAGCCCAGCACCCAGAAGCGCTTCGCGCCAGGCTTCTTGGGCAGCATGCCGATGCACAGCGGATGATTGCGCAGGACGTTGATGGTGTCGGCGGTCAGCATGCCTGCGGTGTCGTTGTCGGCGGACCACACCAGCGAGCGGTGCACCCGGCGGCGGTAGAGCTTCCAGGCCTTGTAGACGGCGTAGATGGTGGACTTCGCGGCGCCGCGAAACACCATCAGCACCCGCTCGGGGTCGGTGCACGTTTCCAGCCACATGCAGATCCGGACATGCAGAAGGGGCACGGCCCACCCCTGCAGCCGTGCCCACATCATGAAGAACGTTAGGAAGGAGACGTCACGGCTTGCCATGGAACTTCGCCGTTTCGGATGCGCGGCGCTGCTTGCGCAGGGTTTCGTCCAGCAGGCGTGCGCCTTCCTTCTCGGCCTGGGCGATCTCTTCTTCCAGCAGGCCCTCGCCCGATTCCGCGCCCTCGGGGGTGACCTCGCCAGCGCCGCCGGCGCCGCCGCTGTCGCGCTGGATCATCGACACCATGGAGCCGACGCGCAGGAACAGGGCGCCGGTCGCCGCTGCATTGCGCTTGCACCAGTAGCGATCGCCGCGCTCGCCCTTGTCCATTTCCTGCGGGGTCTTGCCGGCGCCGCTCCAGTGGTCCGGATCCGCCTCGGCGATGAAGGCTTCGGCCAGCTTCTCGCCGAGCGCCTGAAGCCTGATGTACTGATCTTCCCGCATGTCACTCTCCTGCCGCTGCTGCTGCGTTGGGGGCTCGTTCGGGCAGTGCCTCGCCCGGCTCCCACCAATATTGCTGGTCCCATTCCTTCTGCGCCCGTCGGCGCATGCGACGCAGGTAGCCGGGGCTCAGCTGCTCCTGCAGGTCGTGGAACACCATGTGATCGGTGGCGCCGCGCAGATACCACAGGTTGATAAACGGGGTGTTGCCCTTCGCGAAGCGCAGCGCCTCCGCGCCGGCACTGGCCCGCGCTTCGTCGGCCTTGGCTTCGTCCGCGATCGCCCACCCCGCGCCCTTGCGCGCGATCGAGAACCCATCAGCCACCGTGCCGAACACCGGGCCCAGCAGCGAGGTCCAGTTGGCCTGGCCGCCGCGCGCCTCGCCGCCCATGCCGGTGTAGAGGATGTCGCCGAAGATGCCCAGTCCGCCGCCCTGAGCCGCAGCAGCGAGCCAGAACTTTTCGTCGGTCATGTCGCGCGGATCCTTACCGTCACGCAGATCCTTGAGCTGCAGTGCCACCGCGCCGAACAGCTGCAGGCTGGTCAGCATCGCCGCGCTGTAGGCAACCTTGCCCTGGGTGGTGGGGATGTTGCGCAGCCGGCGCAGGTGCTTGTCCACGATGGCCAGCGGGAAGGACTTGAACAGCATCAGCGAGCGCAGCGCCTCGCCGCCCACCGTGCCTGACTTGGTGCCCTGCTGCAGGCTCGCCCGCGTGGTCAGGTCCGGTGCCAGGATCGCGGTGCGGGCCTCGGCATCCAGATAGCCCAGCAGGCGTGCCGTCGCCTGGTTGAGCGCTTCCTCGGGCGCATTGACCGCGCGGATTCCGTCCTTGGTGAGCATTCCGTCCTGCGCCTTGGCCTTCTGCCAGATGGCCCAGTCCTTCTGGGTCACGCCGGCCGATTCCATACGGCGGCGCGCGCCCTCGTCTAGCTTCGTCCATGCGGTGTGCCGCTGGCGTTCCAGGGCGCTGGACAGGGTGAGCGCGTAACCGCGGCGCAGCGCATTGGTCCACGCCTCCACCAGCGTCAGCTTCATGGTGCTGTTCGCCAGCTTGCTCGACCATCCCTGCGCCATGTTGTCCTGGTGCCACCGGCTCATTTCGCCAGCGATCTCGTCCATGCCAATGGCCAGGTCGTGAGCCTGGTTCCGGGCGTCCTTGCCGAAGCCACGGAACAGCGACTTCATGGACTCGCCCATGGGAACGCCCGCCGAGCGCGCCACCAGCACCTGCAGCGGCGCGTCGGTGATAGACGACAGCATGACGCTCTGCAGCTTGGCGGCGACAACGAAGTTGCGCACGGCCTGCGCGAACTGCGCCATCTTCGGGCTTACCGGCTGCGCGGTGGTGCCGGTGAGGGTGTCCCAGGTCATGTCCAAGGTGGCGAACTCATGCCACGCGGCGCGTGCGCCGGTGATGTTGTCGGCCTGCTCGGCGGTGTCCTTCAACAGCCGGTAGGTGCTGTTCGGGTTGGCGCCTAACTCTTCCATCAACCCGATATTCTTGGCCATGCCGCCGACGTGGCCCAGGATGGCGTCCATCATCGAGCCGCGGCCGAACTGGTTGAGGTAGTCCAGGTGGCTATCGGCATCCTTGAAGTGCAGCACGCGGTGGGCGTCGTCGAACCGGCTAGCGCGGGAACCCTGACCGGCGGAGCCGGGCACGCGCTTGTTCCGCCCCTCGGTGGAAATCGTGTCATACGCGCCGCGCAGCAGGTTCAGCACCTCGGCGTCGCCCATCGGGCTGCCGTCTTCGCGCACGTAGCGCTCGCGGCTGAGGCGCGGGAACACGTGGTCTACCCACGCATCCTTGCCGGCCTTTGCGATGCGGCCCACGTCGTGCGGCTGTGGCATGTACCCGTAGTCGAGCTGCCCGATATCGGTGCCGGCTGCGTTGGAGCGCTGGCGCATGTCTTCCAGCGCCGCGATGTAGGTGTTGGCCGCCTTGGCCATGATCGGGTCGCTGGTGTCGCCGTCGATCACCGCGCGTGCGAAGGCGCGCACGGACTGCGGATCGTGCATCAGGCCGAAGAACTTGGGCTCCACAGCCTGCACCGCGTCGACCAGCTGGGACAGGTATTCATTGCGCACGCCGGACACGTAGTCGTCAGCTTGGCGCATGCGCTCGAACAGCGCATTGTGGTGCGGGTTCTTCGCGCCGAGAGCGGCCAACTGGGCGGCACGCTGCGTCATCCGCTGCGTTTCACGAACTTGGGCCACCAGCCTGGACGCACGACGGTCGGCCTGCTTCTGTGCTGCCGCGATCGCGTCGGCCTGGGCGGCTTCTGCTGCGCGCTGCAGGCGCTGCTCATGGGTCAGGGTGCGCCACTCCGGATCACTCCGGCCCAGCTCGCGCATGTGCCGCGCTACGTCTGCCTCTACGCGCGCCACGTCAGCGGCCGAGGGCTCACGGCCGATAGCGGCCGCCACTTCTTCAATGCATGCGGGCTGCATCATCCCCTCCGGATCAGGCAGTTGATCGCCGCCTGGTAGGCGGTCGAGTCGTTGGTGGCCAGGGTCAGCTCGGCCTCAATATCGGCCAGCTCGTCAGCGACAGAACGATGCACAGCGCCGCCGTCGGCATCAGCGCCAACAACAATCGAGGCATCGGGGTTTTCGACCGCCAGCTGTCGAGCGGCGGTCAGCGGACTTTCGGGAGTGGGCGTTACTTCGCCGCGGTTGCGGCCTTCGCGGCCAGCTGCGCCTTGCGCGCGGCCTTGTCCTGGGCGAGTTGATCCCAGATTTCCCCCCAACGCTGCTTGTGCGCTGCGTCCAGGGCCGCCGAATCCTCGGTAGAGGTCGTCTGCGAGACCTGCTGCGCGGGCTTGTTCGAGGGCGTCTTGGAGGTTGCCATGGAGACTATCTTCCTCCACCCGGGGGAGGCTTGCAAGATCGACCAGCTTCTGCTGGCCCTTGCCCCCGCTGTTGTCGATCGCCTCCACCCTGACCCGAGGGTCATCGGCGTACCGCGCCGCGATGGCCTCGATGGTCGGCCGGACGCCGGCGTGGGTCCGGGCGTGCTCCCGCAGGGGCACCGTGCGGCCGGTGCCGAACTTCTTCACCTGGCGCTCGGCGCGCGGGATGGCTCCGTTGACCAGCGCATCCACCGGATCGCGGTAGACGTACACGATGTCAACGTCCCGGCCAGCGGCCAGCGCCTGCTCGATCTTGTCCACGGCCGAGGACAAGGTGTTCATGTTGGTGTCGTAGATGATCTCCGGGTTGCCGGCCGCTTCCCCGCGCGCAGCCAGCGCCGAGGTCTTGCCCGCGCCGGTGCCGCCGGCGGTGAAGAGCACGGTGTTGTCGAAGCCTTCCGGGGTGGGCTGGGCGAGCTTCCGCTCGTACATCAGCTTCACCGTGTCGCTGGCCGCCTCGTGCACGTCCGCGCTTCGGGTGCGGTCGCTCAGGTACTCCGGAGACAGCTCGCGGGCGGTATCGGTGTTGAGCGTCCGCCCGCCGCCGGAGTCCTCGAGCGCGGCGTAATCGCGCAGCAGCTGGTCGGGGTCTTCCACCAGCCGCCGGCGCAGGGCCTGGCCTGCCACGTTGGTGTCTACCGGGCCGCCGTCCGGCAGCACCCCGGCGCGCTTGGCGCGGATGTTCCAGTTGGCGACCACCTCGCCCTTGGTCTTGCCGGCCAGGTACTGGTTGGCCGCGACCTGCTCACCGGTCAGGATCCGCTCGATCGGCGTGGCATCGTCGGACCGGGCGAAGCGTTTGGCGCTGTTGATGCCGAAGTGGTGCGCCGCGTAGAGGGTGTGCGCGTTGACCGGCAGGCCAGCAGCTTCCAGCCCGGCAGCGTTCTCCGCGTCCAGCGCGGTAGCCATTTCCGCTGACTTCCCCGGGTCAGACCGCGCGTCCAGCAGCTGCGCGTCACTCAGGCCGGTGGCCCATTCGGGCTTGGTCCGGGCAACGATGTTGCGCCAGGTGCCGGCGGTGAACTGGTCGATGCCGAAGGCGGACGACGCGGGGTTCCGCGCGTCGGCGCGGCCGCCAGATTCCAGGGCGCGGCGGAAGGCGGGATATCCGTCCAGTGGCTGGGCCGTGGCCACGCCCGGGTCCGCCGGCAGCAGGAAGTCGCTGGGGCTGATGGTGTCCACCACGTTGACCTGCTCGCCGCGCGCCATCTGTTCCATGGCCTGCATCAGCGCCTGATG